CCGTAAGCAAGTTCTTGTTACCCTCCAGTTATTGAGTATGTTGGTCGGCCTTTCCCATTTGCCTGATTCGTCGTGGACGAGGAGTTTGAGTTTCTCTCCATCATAGGAGTTGTCGCCCGTGTTTTTCCAGTCGATGGTGGTGTCCAAACCGGTAATTTCTTGTACTTTCGTATTGGTGTCAAGCTTTCTACGGGTGAACTTGGACGCTGGAACTCTATAAGCGAGTTCGGTCTTTGGTCTGTCCATACCGTCCTGGATCGGTTTAAAAAAGAAGGGGTAGTTAACTGATATTGGGACAACTTTGTCAGTAAACATTTTCTTTGCATCGGGTCCAGATTTTGAGAGTATACCAAATCTAGCATCTGTAGATATTGTTGCCTGGTTAACGGTCTCCCCACTTGCCATAAACGAAAATCCGGATCTTCTATTCTTAAGATAACACATTCCGTAGGATCTATAGTCAGATTTACAAGCCTCCCAGAATATGTAGAATAATCTGTTGGACTCACGAAAGTCCGGCTGCCCGACGTCAATCTTACTCCACTGCAGGTACATGTAATTAGTACCAGTGATATAAGTAGGAACACCTTTGTTAATAAACCAAAAGCCTTCTTCGCGCCTTGTAAATTCTTCATCAATATAGTCATACCATTTTTCTTTAAAATCTAACGGGTATTCTTCCCAGTCAAAAACAGATTTAATTTTTTTTAATTCTTTTGGGTATTCAGAATAAGTCCACTTATCGTTGTCAAACTCAACTACATTAACTTCTTTAGGTAAAGCTATTTTTAAATTTTGTATTTCGTATATTTCTCCTATCTCACCTGTTTTACTTATAACAACAAAGTCGTGCTCTGCATTATAGCCATATTCCCATTTTTTATACCTATTCATTCTTTTAAGAACCTTAGGCTTTATATGGTCTTTTAATACTTTGTATAAAGTTTGCTCGTACATTATTTAGATCTACCTTCTGCAAAACCCTTAAAAGACTTTTCTTCTTTTACTTCCTTAGGTTTTTCATTTAACAAATCTTCCTCCGCTTCAATGCGATTAAGTATTTCAAAACAATCAAATATTGCTAGCTTTTTTGTAGCCGCAGCGTTTTTAAGTCTATCTGCTGATATGTCGTCATCAGAATCAACAATAGGTTCTTTTGCTACCTTTATTAACTCTTCAACAGCTATTTGACCAGCTAGGATTATATTCTTCTTCGTTTCCTTCGTGTTCATACTTAATTACAATATCATTTGATTTCATACAATATAAGCGCTTACCTTCAATTAAAAATTCCCATTCACCATTAGGTTTATAACCTACTAGGTCACCTGGGTTAATATTAAGCGCTTTTAAGAAGCTATTGCCATATTTTAATATACCAACAAGGCTTTGCTCTTTTTCCAATGTTAAAGACTCTTTGTCTTTTATCGGTGTTATAAAACACCTGTCATTAAATGAATTCCAGCCTGTTTTATTTTTATATAAATATATTTGATCCGCTGCACAGAAATATAAGTTATTTTTAAACCAAGACCTACTTTTTTTCTTATTGCCTCTCATATCGTAAAACGTTCTAAACACGTTTTGATGAATAACAATTGTATCTCCGGCTTTAATTCCTGTACTAAAAGCTTTTGGCGTTTCTAAAACTTTAGCTAATCTATTTACAAATTTAAAATCCTCTATACCTGTATTTACAATTAACTGTTTATCACCAACTTTAATTTTATTACTGTATTCTTCGCCTAGCGGTTCTACAATAAAATCATACACACTTTTCATTAATACTCTAAATCATACTCAACAGAGATCGCCATGTTAGAATTAAATTTCTTCCACGGCATAACCTCGTTGTTTTTTTTAATATGAATATTATAAGAACTATCTGATTCATCTAAAAGTATGTGAGATATTTCATGACCCCCATAAACTTGCTGACCTACGGAGTAGTGCATAGCATCGTTTTTATAGTCTGAGCCAATACTTATTTTTCTTACAATAGAAGACATTATTTTTCTACTTTAAGATCAGATTCTTCCTCTTCTTGAATTTCAGTATATTCACCTGTCTGCAGGTCAATAGATATTTTACCGTATTCTTTTTCAAGCTCTTGCTTGTGCTCTTCAAGATCTTTATTAACATCAGCTACCTTGTGAAGTAACGCGTGCTTTTGAGTTTCCAAAGCTCCAATATTATTTAATATTGAAGTTAACTCTTCTTGGTGTTTTACAACTTTTTCTAGTTGTTTTTCTGTAATTTTTGACATTTGATTTAATTTAATTGTTTTACATTAATATAGTTACGTCTTTTTTAGTAAATCTACTATTCAGGGAACTCTTCGTAAGCATCTGCATAATCAGCTGGTAAATATGATTCCATGCCAGATATTTGCTCAGCGCTACACTCGTCTTTATAAAAGTCGCTTGCTAATAACCAAAGAAAGTGATCTTTAAGACATTGTAGCTTTTCTTCTGTAGTTTCAGAGTCTGCAGCTTCTGCTAATTGATCATCAACTTGATTTACAATAACTTCCTTGTGACTGTCTGGTGTGTTTTCTGATGTAATTACGTTTTTGTACATTTTATTTATTCTATTTCTGCTTTTAATTCTTTTATTGCTTGTACTAATACTGGTACTAACTTCCCATAGCTTAACTCTAATTTCTCTGGGTTTTCGTCATAAACCAATCTTAAAGTATCGTTATCTAACTCTTTAACTTCTTGTGCTATAAAACCAAAGTCTTTTTTACCTTTATTAGAACTAAAAAATTCTTCTCCCTCTGCGTCTGTTTCTGGTCTGTTATCCCATACAAATTCTCTAGGTTGTAAAGCATCTATAAACGCTAATCCGTAAGTAATATCCTTTATTTCTGACTTGTCTCTTTCGTCTGATAGTGAAGTTATAGAAGTAACAGCACAGCGTAAAGTTGCTACGCTTGAATTACCCAAAGTAATCTCATTAGAAACAGAGCTTGAGCTTTCTATCGCAGAATAACCAATATTAGTAATATTTTGACCAGTTGCTGAACCTCTACCTGTTGATGCACCTATGCTTGTTCTATAATATCCGTTTGTGTTTCCGTCGTCAGCTTGCCAACCAACAGCAGTATTGTGTGCGGCAGCAGTTTGGTCTTGTGAGCCTAACGCTTCATAACCTATGGCAGTATTTCTCTGCCCAGTTGTTTCTGCATCTAACGCTCTAAAACCAACTACTGTATTGTCATTACCACTTGTTTTAGCTCTTGCAGCTTCAAAACCAAGATATGTATTATGGTTACCAGTATTATTTCTTCCAGCTTCATATCCAAGCGTAACATTAAACGCACCAGTAGTATTAGCATATCCAGCTTGATAACCTATGTTTGTGTTATTTGTTCCAGAAGTTTGAGAAAAACCAGCGTGGTAGCCTACTGAAACGTGACCAGTAGAAGAATTATTTTTTGCAGTATCTTTGCCAATTCCAACAGAGCTTGCACCACCACCAACAAATAAGGCTTGGTAACCTAAAGCAGTATTAGCATTACCAGAATTTGCCCAACCAGATTGATAACCTACATAAACAGATTGAGAAGTGCTACTAATTTTACCAGCTTCAAAACCAACAACAACAGAGCCTGTTCCAGCAGATGTTCGAAAAGTTTGATAACCAACGCAAACATTATGTTGAGTTCCAGTTCCAGTCATAGCTCTACCAGACTCAAAGCCTATTAAAACATTATTAGCAGAATTATTAACAGCTAATCCAGCATCATTTCCTATGAAAGTATTTTTATTGCCAGAAACTAAACCATTACCAGCATCTATTCCCAATACTGTGTTACCTTGTGGGTTTCCTGAAAGTCCAGCTGGAACTTCTCCGACATATAAAGAAGCTGTATCAACTAAACAATCACTTAAACCATTCAAGCTTGTAGCACCGCCACCACCTGCGGCAGCTAATGTTATTTTACCAGTTCCAGAGCTAAATGTAAGTACATCACCGTCTGATGCGCCAGACTGTAAACCCGGTATACGAAGCGCTGTTACATTTGTGTTTCCTAAAGTAATTTCATTTGAAACGGTGCCGCTACTTGGTTGCGCATTATAACCTATAACAGTATTATTCGCGCCAGTTGTTAAATTTGATCCAGATAATGCGCCTAAAGATGTATTAAAATATCTTGTTCCACTGCCTCGCATAGCATCGTCACCGATAGCGGTATTTAAAGAGCCTTGACCATTTCTAAACGCCGCCTTGCCCATACAGACGTTGTCTGTTCCGTCTGTTAGATTGTTTGCTGATTCATAGCCGACAATAACATTATCTCCACCAGTAGTAATATTTTGCCCAGCTAAACTACCGATTAAAGTGTTTTGCGCACCATTTGTTAAATCCACACCAGCTTGATAACCGATGTTTGTATTTGAACCGCCAGTTGTGTTTGAATAACCAGCTTGATATCCTAAGTTTGTGTTACTTGCACCAGAAGTATTTGAGTAACCAGCTTGGTAGCCTATTGAGATGTGATAAGCAGCGGCATTACTTCGCGCTGCATTACTGCCAATTCCAATACTACCATTACCACCAACACCAGCTCTGAATGTATTATCTCCAATACCAATAACGTATGTAGAGGTAACCGCATAATTAGCAGTATATCCAATTCCTATGTTATAGTTGTTTGTTGAAGTCCAATTTGAATAACCACCTATTGCTATATTTCTAATTCCACCAGTATTGTTCTCTCCAGCGTGTTGTCCTACATATACGTTATCCTCTCCAGTTGTTAAATCTAAACCAGCATTAATTCCTAAAGTAGTGTTACCTTGTGGATTTCCACTTAAACCGCTTGGAATAGTCCCAACGTATTCAGAGGCTGTGTCAATTAATACATCACTTAAACCATTTAAACTTGTTGCACCTCCACCACCTATATCTCCAGGTGCTATACGTACATTTTCTGTTCCATTATATCCTACAACAAACTGTACGTTTGCTGGATTTGTTTTTATTGTAAATTGTGAAAATTTTAAATTTGCCATTTATATGTTTATTTTATTGCTGCTCTGTTATAAGAAATGTTGGGTTTGGTCCTGACTCGGATATAAGAAAATCTCCACTCTCAGCTAGTATTTCAAAAAACTTAGTTGGGAAACCTGCGTCACCTGTGTTGCCGCTGGGTATGCCTATACCTATACCTATTCCAATAGCCATATTATTTTGCTGCTATAAGTTCTGCTACCGTTGTGCCTGTTGCTAGTACGTAATCTACAGTTACAGGCAAAAATCCTCCAGCTTGTAATCCTTTAAAAGTTACAGCTTCAGAAGCAGTTGGAACACCTCCACCTGCAGCTCTAACGCCTGCTGGTATAACTTTCATGTGAGTACCTGTAGTGGTATTATCTCCTATATATATAACTGAGCCGTTTAAAAAATACTGATTAGTTATAGTGTCATTAGGTGTTATCTCTTGGATATTGCTAGTAGCAAAGTCTGGTTGGTTACCAAATTGTCCCATATTTATTTATTTATTACTTATTGATTTATATTTTTCAAAACCGCGTGAACCAAAATAAGCTACATATACGGTTGTTAAAAGTTGTTTTAATAATTCTATCCACTCTTGTTCTACAGTAAAAGATATTGCGTCATGACTGTCAACCCATATAAAAGCTATAGCCATAAACGATAAGAAAATAAGCGCCATAGGACGCGTATTTTTACTAAGCCAAGAATCAGACGTCATATCTGATTCCCAGCGTTTTGTTATTTGGTCTTCAGCATCAGCTGTCGCTTTTTCAACTATAACTTGAATATCCTTCTTAATCTGAAGCTTTTCTTCGTCTGTAGTTGTTAGCTTGTCAATAACGTCACCAACATCTTTGATAACGTTACCGCTTAGCCATTGCCAAATTTTTTTCATTTATTAATTTTTTTGTTATATATTTTGCGCATTTATATAGAAACATACAAATCCATACAACGATAGTTAAACCTAAAAGTTCAAATGTCAAGTTAAATTCTTCATTGCTTAACCTGCCAACTCCTAAGTTAGTAATTAATGAGCTTACAAAAAGGGCAATTATTAGTACTAGGGTTATTTTTTTCATTTTATTTGATTTAAGTTAATTATTACTTACCTTTATTATTACGTATTGGTTTAACTTTTTCCTAAACTACTAAATGCCATGAGCTGTATGTTTAGCTTAACAGCAACGCTATTACCAAATCAATAACATTGCTGTTTAACTATCTTATAATTTAATCTTCAAAAAGATCAGCAGTACCGGTATCATATATTTTACCTTCTTTTATCATTTGTCTAGTTTTTTTATAATGATCTCTTTCTTGTTCTTTATTATAAGCCCTATTTGATGCTGTTCCGCCAGAGCCTGGTCCCGTGGATGCGTCTGGTATTATAAGATCTACAGCTTGCACCCCTACGTCTCCTAGTGTTCTAAGACCCGTTCTTCCTAATTTTTTTAATGTATTCAAATTATCACTATATCCTTTTTTAATGCTTTCTAAAAAGCCTTGATTAAGTGGAGATGAGTCTCCGTTCATTAATGTAGGGGCGTCTATTCCTCTACCTGTTTTAGGCATGTTCATTCTGCCTGGTGATTGCTTGTAAGCCATAATTGTTTTTTTTATTGTAATTATTAATTTTTATTTTTGTTATTTTTAATTGGAGTTTCTACAACATATTTAGCTCCGGGGAAATAATAATCATATCCTGGGTACATTACTTTGGTATAACCTCTATCGTCTGTACCTAAAACTTTAAACTCCACTCCTTTCATTGTTATATGACCTCCTTGTATAATATTTTGAGGCTTATTAACATCAGGGCTGTTTTTTAAGTAACCTGTTTTAGATGTTTTCATTTAAGCGTTTTTATAAGCTTCTGCTTCCCAAGGTAAATTTTCTGCTCCTTCTTCCATATCAGCTCTTGAATATTTTTTACCTTTCCAATATACAAATTCGTCGTCGTAATCTAAATCACCGCGCTTCATTTGGTCTATATGAATCATTTCATGATTAATCACATCCTGACATTGAGAAGGATCTAAATCTTTGTTTAATATTATGGTGCCATTTTTATTAGCTTTCCCCATAACGTCGTTTTCCATATCTACATTGTAAATAGGAGTGTTGTCTACTTTATACGGGGGGTTACTAAGTTTAAAAGCCATAGGTTATTTTTTATATGGAAACATTTTATTTAATGCTCCTTTTCTGGCTTCACAACCGCAAGGGACATTTAGCCCCCTGCTCATTGTGTCAACCATTTTTTTGATACCAGTAGCTTTAGTAAACTTCTCTACGCTGTCTCCTAAACCTGTTGATCTCATAATTATGCTATTACAATACCTGATACAGTGATACCAGTTGGTAATTGTACTCTAGCTTTTACGCCTCCTGGATTAGCTGTAAGAGCTGCATTAATTGCGTCACGTACAGATGGAGAAGTTCCTACGCTTGTGTGCGTTATTGTTGCTACGTCCTCAGCCGCTTGAGAGCTAGTCAGTAGAATAGTTGTTGTAGTAGCTGAAGCAGCTTCTACTGTGATAATTTGATCAACGTTAAATAAGTAATCTCCTCCTGCTAATCCTGAGGCTGAAGATTTAATTGCGATAAATTTTGCCATTTTGTTTTTGTTTTTGTTTTTGTTTTTGTTATTGTTTTGACTGAGGTTTATACAGTCCTCTCTGTTTTATTTTTATTTGCCAGTACAATGACCTTCTAAGGGACTGTGCCCCTTTTCGTCGTACTTTAAATCACCTGCTAATTTTGAAATGTGTTTTTCATCAGCTGTCATTTTTTCATCGCTATGACCGTGTTTGTCATCATATTTTATATCTTGCTTAAGATAATCCATATGTGCTTTATCATCACGTTTTGTAGCCGCCATATTAGATGATGTTACTTTTGACCATTTTGCGTTTCCGCTATATTCTCCGTAATGTCCTTTATGCATTTTTTTATATTTTATTTAAAAATTAATTTTCCAGCATTGCTTATTGCGTCTTGCTCTTTTTTGCTT